CGCCTTGTTCTGTTGATTCTCTTATTGTGAACATTCGGGGATCTTCATATCGGTTTTTTTCACTTGTTATGAAATAGATACTTTTTTCAATTTGCCATGTTAGCTCACTAATTCGAGACTTAAAGAAGCTCATGGTATCTTGATTAAAGAAGTATTTAGCTAGTTTTTGGGATTTGTCTTTTATTTCTTCGACTTGGTAATTTCCAAGATTTAGAAATTCTTTGTTATTCATTAGTCATAATATCCCGTGAATTTACCACTTAGTTCAAGAGCTTCTTGTTTTTCCATTCGTTTTTCAATCTTGGAAATAGCCTTGTTTTTGTCTTTTTGGCTCAAATCGGTATGAAATTGGATTCGTGATATTTCCATTGAATCTAGATCGTATTTACTCATTTCAATTTATCCAAGGCTTCATGTAATACGCTAACAAGTGGATCGTATTGTATGGCTTCTTGATAGGTATATCTTGTATTGTGTCCATGCTCGTTAACTTCTTGAGCTAAGTCGTATGCTTTTTGAATTAGTTCTTTGAGAGTCATTTTATCAAACAAGCCTTAAACAATTTGGCATTGATTTGTATGTCACGTTTTGATATTTCAGCTCTACGCGTTAAGATATGATTTAGGTAATTTATTTCCATACCGTTTAGCTTTACCATATATTCACGTTTTAATGAAGCGTGAATTGATTCTTTGAATGTCGTCATTATCTTAGGGTTTGTTTTGTTTCTATTAACAGCTCAATACAATCATAGATTGATTTTATACCTACAATTTTGAATTTGAGCTTGTTTAAGATTTGTAATGTATTTCGTGTTATCATATTTTCTGACGTGATTGTATAGAGTGTTTTATTGTCTAAGTCGTTAAACAATTGCACGGTATTCTCACCAAATGCTATTTCTAGAGATCGAATGTGTATATCCATGATCTCAGAACTTGTCATTTGTTGAGTCATGATCCGTATTTTTCCCAGCATGGATCGCATAAGACTTCACAATCTGCAAAGTCATTATCAATAGCTTCAAAGTCTTTATCACACCTATTACAATTTAGGATCGTCATATCGTACTTATGATCCCTAGAGTTTGAGGAATTGGCATGTTTACAAAATAGCCATATTTACAAGCCCATGGTATTTTTATTCGTGTTTTTTTCACGATTGTTTTAATGCGTGTTTGCTTCACGTCGTTTTTCTTATTTGCTAATTTTTCAAAGTCACTAGACATTATGATCTGACTAGAATTGACTTCTTGCAAATATTCAAGTGTGTTTTTCATTGTCTAGTTATTATCTTATTTGTTTAATAGTCTATCGATTCAATAACTTAATAGTTGTTTGATTTGGTTTTTGTTCTAGTCGTGAGTCATTTACATTCGTTTAATTTGACACATAAAACACGCTTAATTCATGCTATACTCTTATAGAATTATACTCTTAGTTTACTTGTATGATTCAATTAAACGTGACTTATGTGTTCTATTTGGAATTATGAAATTATCATATACCCCCCATTAAAACACATGATCCTTTATGGTTAAGGCAATAAGGCGTTAATTGAGTTAGTGCGATTTTCTAAAAGATTAGAACAAAGTAAACGCTAGGACTCACACCAATATCTATCTCAACGATATGGCTATTCAAATGGTCCATTGAGCAAAATTTGAGTCGCGTAGACCAAACCAAGCCCAGGTCAAAGACTTTTAATGAGTCTCAAAAGGAAAAATCAAAATCCAGGGGGGCACACCCTCTCACCCACCCACAGAGAAAAAGTACAGAATTTTTTTTAGGGCAAACAAGAAGTTATTAATTAGGTAAGTTACTAACAAACATAATGAGAGTAGATAACCCGATTCCAGGTTGTATTTGCAGATTCTATCAATGCCTAAGAGAAAACGGCTCCATACGCACGACCAGTAGAAAATTTTACCCAGGCTGTAAAGTACACGATAAATCCCTGATCAGTGTTTAAAATGGTCATGTGTAAAATATGCCAAAAATTCTTTCGCACATCCACTGGCCTCAAAAAATCACATTGTTGGAAACATGGTCATTGTCCAAATTGCCACTACCTAGGCGTTGGACAGAATGGCAGCACAAAATACAACTGACACGCTTAAATCAAACATTCAAGTAAACTAGAAGGGGAGATAGCATGGAGCGAAATACATAAAATCTAACGTGACTTAGGAAGGTAGCGTAAGAAAATCTAGGTGTGTAACTATCGCCCATGCAAACACACCTAGATTTAGTAATCTTAATAAGTAACTAAGTTATTCAATAGATAAGATGATAAAACAAAAAAAAGTCGCTTCGCGCAGAGTTACAATTGTATTGCCCGAAGCTCTGAATAAGAAAGTTAGAGTGTTGCAAAGTGAGAAGATTGCAAAAACCAATGAAACGATTAGTTTTTCTTCAGTGATCTGTCAATTGGTAAGGAAGGGGTTAGTAGCATGAAACTTACTAAATGTATTACGCTAACCCAGGAGCAGGACCAAAAGATCCGCGCAATCCAAATGCGAAGAATGGCCAATACCACCAAGGCTGTTTCGTACAGTTCCGTCCTAGGTGATGCGATAGATGAAGGCTTAGCGAGAATCCAATGAGTTGTCCGCGATGCAAGAGCTATACTCACCCCAGATTAAAGAAGTGTCTAAAATGTGGCATGGAGCTAAAAAATGACAATTGAGTTAAATGGAAAAATATATCACGACGAACATGACATAACCGTAAAAGTTTCCAATGACAACCAAAAAGGCGAGAAACGAGTTACGGTCACTTTAAGGTCCGATGGAGAACCCAAGGACGTGATTAAGTTAGCCAAGGAACTTTATGAGGATGCCCTGAAATGAATGATGATACCTACAAGGCACTATTCACGGGAATCATAATCGGGTTACTTTTCGGGCTTACTGTATTTACCGTGGGGTTTTACGCGAAATGAAACCAATTCCCGTGCCAAACCTAATTCTGCCTGATATGAAGTCCATTAAAGCATTAATCAGTTTGATGGACGATATAACAATGAAACAAAATCTCATTCTTAGGAAGATGAAGAAATGACCGACGTTTGGATAAAATCACCTACTTGCGACTGTGAGTATCTAGGACCACCTGGTAGAAACAAATTAGTCTTGGTTGAGGGAAATACGGCTATTTGGACTTGCCCTCATGTAGATCCATATATTCAAGAAAATAAAAAAGAATGGGTGCTGCAAGAGTGAGTCTTAGACAAAAAGCCGACGAGTTTATCAAACTACATGGTGGAAAACCGTTTGGAGAGATTCAAGGTCGAGACGGGCCTATTGCCTACAAAGTTAGACGTGGCGAGAGAACTTTCCATATTTACTATTCACGACGTTGGTATTACCGACCTGATGGTATCTCGATTCCCGAACACGCTTTAGAGGTAGGACTTGCGGAGGACGCCACAATTGTTATTTATGTGATTAATGAATGTGTTTGGCAGTATGCGAATGAATGGTTTAGACTTTCTACCGATTTGAAAAATCACACTCATGGTGGTACAACTGAAAAACTAATACTAAAAGAGGATTTATTGGTTGGCTCGTTTAATCAAGGACGAAAAGGAATGGACGAGTTTTTTTGACTAATGTTAGTTATATGCCGCCGTCCAAATCTGACACTCATCTTACGCCAGATGAGGTGCATGAAGTTATCTTATCAGTTTGGGAGTTAGATTCTAGGAAAATGTTTGACCCATGTCCCGCTAATGCTGATTTCGACGGATTAAAGATTGGCTGGGAGGATTGGAATTATGTTAATCCTCCTTATGGAAAAATCAAGGGCGAGAGAAAAACACTGTTGAGTCAATTTGTAACAAAAGCAATACATGAACTTGAAACATTTAATCACAAATCAATAATGCTGTTACCAAGTAAAACTGATCAAGATTGGTATCACGAATTAGTAAGACATGGCTATGGTATATACTGGTTTGATCACAGATTAAGATTTAAAAACAATAAATGGTCCGCTACTCAACCTCATTTTATGGTGATGATTAAATGAGTGAGACTTGCCCCGAATGTGGTGGATATGATGGTGACCATGACGACGATTGTGAATATGAAAAATAGCGAGAAAACTCCTATAAACTATAACCCATCATTATTTTCATGGAAGCTGAAACCCTACAACTGGCTTTAGCTGGTGCGGCTGGATTAGGGGTCGTAATTACCATGCAGTTCAAAATCAACCGATGTGTAGGTAGATTAGAGGGTATGCTTACCGCACACCTAAATAAGTAAAAACAATTTTAAATTATAGTTTTTGAGGGGAGTTATGAAAAAAGGCTGGAGCCGACCTGAGCACGTCGGAAAACTTGTAGTTAACACATTAGACGTACTTACAAAATATTTCCACGAAGAGGAAAAAAAAGGTGCTGATAAGGACTTGGGTTTAATTGTTAAATTATCCCAGGCCATGGGGTACCAAGCTCAGATTTATGCGGGTTTACAGAAAACCTTTGACATGGCTAAGAGAATTGAAGAAGTCGAAATACAATTACAAAACGCCGATCCCGAATCCTTGGCTATGGGTTTGAATCCAGTAGTAATTCATTCCGAGGACGAGCGAACAAAGTTTGCATAGTGATGATTTTCGACTCAAAAGGATTGAGGATAGGATAAACGAAATCAGAAGAAAGGCGCTCCCTGATAATATCCCTGATAACTTGTTAGACTTTATCTCAGATTTTCGACCCAAAATTGGACCTAAACTTCTTAACTTCGATAAGGACCCGTTTTGGATAGAACCACTTTTAGATGAACACCCACACATCACTTTTGTCAATGGGAGACAAACTTACAAGACAACTAATGCGAGCTCTCTTATCGCTTGGGTCGCGCTTAAAAATCCTGGCTGTGAGGTCACTTACGTTGCAGATGATGATAACCATAGATCCGCTTTTTCCGAACAAAGACTACGACAGGAAACTTTTATCGCAAATCCAAAAATGGCTAAGTATTTGCCTAACGGTAAAGCTAACGTGGGAAGAATAAAATTACTAAACGGTAGCGTTATTTATTTAGTAACTGATGAAAACAAATATCATGCAGTTGAGGGAAAATCTAATCAAGTTCTTATCTTGGACGAAGCTCAAGCTCAAGATGTTGGATTTTTACCAGTCGCGTTCTATTCACTGTCTAAGACTCATGGAAGATTTTACTGTTTCGGAATCGGGGGTGAAGCTGGAAGCGATTATTACAAGTTATGGAAACGTACTGATCAGCGCGAGTGGAAATATGACGACGATAACTGGAGAGACAGATTACAATTTGACTCTTTTGGTGAAATCACCAATGACGTTGATAAGTTAAAAAATATACTTAGCGGTAAATGGGTTGCACAAAATCCGACGAACACTGATTATCGAGGTTATCACTTTCCTCAACGTATGTTTCCACATATTCCGCTTACAATTGCCGACGCGATTAACAAATACAAAGTACAACCTGAGCTCTCAATAGAATACCAACAAAAACATTATCCACTCTCTATGTTCATGTCTCACTGTGAGGGTGCATTTTACAAAGCTGAACGCCGACCTATCACGCCAGAAATGGTACAAGCTTGTTATGTAGATTATTTAAAACTCATGGTCCCAGGTGCGGTCCTGGATCTAAAAGCCATATATGGAAATGAGATTAGAGTATTAGGTGGCGTTGATTTCGGATCTTCTGCGAGCGGCTCGTCGAAAACTTTTGTTAGTATTATTATTCACTGGCGTAAAAGTAATCGCTATCAGCTTGCATGGATTGAGCCAAGGCCAGCTGAACACCCAATGGACCAGGCTAGATATCTTGCAAATCTGTTTGATAGTTATGACGTGGATCTCGCCGTCGGGGACTTCGGGTATGGCCAAGATCAAATCCCAGTAATTCAAGGAGGTGGCCGAGATAGTACAGATCAGAAATTCGATGGTATTGGACGACATAAGTTTAGAGGGTGTCAAACAATGGGAAATGAAGTTAAGCCGCTGCAAGAGTTTGGTCAACACACTGATGAACATGGACTAGAACAAGACAAACTCCAAATTGATAAGACAACTGTAATTCAGAATTTCATCGATTTTGTTGGTATGTCAGTTACTCACCCACTATATCCAAGAGAGGAAAAATATCGCCAAATGATGTTTATGATCCCCCATGGTTTCGACTGGCAAACTGATTTCCTAATGGACGACATGACGGCCATTACTCGTAAGGATCTTGAAGAAATACAAGAGATTAGGGTCGAGGACCCACGTCAAAGGGCCATAA